AATTTTCAGCATTTACATGACTTATCTAGAAATGATTGTATTTCTGATATAAAAGCTCTTTGGCGAAGAGGTTTTGTATTTGATTTCAATTGTGTAAAGAGAAGTTATTTAAATGAATATAGTGGACAAGTATTATTTAAATATTTTGACGTTTTTTCTAGCAAATTTATTCATGGTTTTCCCCCCAATGTTTTAGAATATTTTAAGAAGAATAATATTAAGTATAATTATATAGACGAGAGTGGTGTCAAACATTCAGAAGAGGTGCCCATAACTTTTAATTTTAAAGAATCAACATATCTTAATTTTGTAGTGTGGATAACAACAATCATTAAACTTATGAATAAGATGTACAAAGAACGAGCAGTATCGAATGTGTTGAGTAGCGAGGAACGAGACTATATTAAGTCTATGGTTGGGTTTCAAGCCCAGGGTGCCAATTTTTTGAAAGATACAGTGTGTGAAATTTTCTTATCTTGCATTAAGGATTTAGTAGCTCACGTGGATTTTATGAAATTGGCTGTAGGAGGAATTATAGTAGTCTCGCTCTGTGCGTTAATTAATTGGTATCGCAAGAGTGATGGATTTATGGCACAAAGTAATGCATGGAGTAAATTTTCAAAGGCCCCCCACACTAGTATTGATAGTGTCAGTAAAAATATAATGATGGTAGATCTTTATGAAGGAGAGGTTTCAACTAGTAGTTTAGCATTATTCTCAGGACATGTGATGGTAGTCCCAGCTCACGTTGGGGTTTTGCCAGAGATGCGATTAATAGTTTATAGAGATTTAGATAAAACACACAGAATAATAGAACATGTAAAGATCAACCAATTATATAGAAATCAACAAGAGGACTTGGCAATTTATGCGTTGCCTCATAACATGGCGATAACATTTAAGAACATTTCACAGCATATTAAAGAAGGACAGAATACAGGAAATTTATTTCTTTGCAATTATAAAGGCTCAGTGCCATTAAGTGATATTCCTTGTGAATTTGCCGAAAGTAGAGTATATAACACCTTTGTACCAGGATTCGGCGAATTTAGGAATGCTTTTTCCAAAGACAATGCAGAATTTTATAACCTTCAAGAAAAGGGCCTGTGTGGCTCAATTTTGATAGATGCCTTTGGAGGAATAAGAGGTATGCATGTTGCTGGAAGTAACATTAGGAATGTAGGAATATCATTGGTGTGGTCTAAACAAACTTTAACATTATTACATAATTTTTTAAATGATTCAAAATATATTTTGCCTTATGATTTATCACCCAAGGTATTATCAGGATTTAGTGTTGCTAAGATTGAAAATGACTGCCATACGGTAGTGCCGCGACATAGCAATTTTGGACCCACTCAATTATATGATATATACCCAATTCGAAGAGAACCAGCCAATTTACAAAAATATGGCAAATGTACAGTCAAAGACATAGCCAAGAAATCATTTAAGCAAACTTTAAATATAGACAAACGAGAACTGGAATTTGGCCAGAAAGTAACAGATTTTTACCTTAAGAACGCACAATTTCACATTTTGACAGACAAAGAAATAATAGCAGGAAACGACCTTTTAGCAGGAATAAATAAACACTCAAGTAATGGATATTCATGTTTGCGTGACAAGAGTGAGTATATTGATTTTGAAAACAATAAATTCACTGATATGTTTGTAACAGAATTGAAGCAATTAGAGGAATCTATCTTACGGGGTGACCCCCAGTGGGATAAGTTTATTTGGACAGAAACTTTGAAAGATGAATTAAGGTCGGTCGAGAAAGAAGGAACACCAAGAAGTTTTAGAGTAGGAACACTGCATCATTTAGTGCTAATGAAAAAATACTTCGGATGGTTTGTGGAGCATATAATAGAAACTAGACAACAAACACAAATCATGGTCGGAATTAATCCCATAGAAGAATGGCCCTCCATGTACGAACAACTGAAGAAAGCGAAGATTGTTTTCGCTGGAGATATTTCCAATTGGGATGGAAATATGTTGTCACAAGTACAAGATGCAGTGTCACAATCAATTATTTCTTGTGTGTCAAGAAGTGGAAACTTAGAAGCAATAACAATAACATCTTTTCTTTTAGAGTCAATAACTAGATCTTTGGTGGCAGTTCTTGACGACTGTTTCATAACAACACATTCAATGCCTAGTGGTTGTTATTTAACGGCGATTTTAAATAGTTTTGTAAATAAATTTTATACAGCAATGTGGTTTTTTCGTTTTAGTAAGAAGAAAACCATTTCACATTTTTTGGATTCGGTAGTAGATTTTGTATATGGAGATGACAAATTGAATGGAATAAATAGTGAGTGTGACGTTTTGAACGCCGTCACAATGCGAGAATTTTTTGAATCAGTGGGAATGGGTTTCACTGATAGCAAGAAGAAACCGATAACATCAATTTCTCAAAGTTTGGATGAAGTAACTTTTTTGAAACGATCTTTTAGATATCACAATTTGTTAGGAAAGGTGGTGTGTCCGTTGGATTTAGAAACATTATACTCAGGACTCAGTTTTTGTGACTGGACGAAAGAGTATGATACGGTGCTTAAGGATAAAATAAATTGCTTTCAAAGAGAGATTTATTTACATCCAGAGAGAGATTTTCTGAAAAGCGACTTTGATGAACGAATGAAAAAACGAAATTGTGGTTATCAACAATTGTCGGATGAATATTTATATAATTTATATACTAATGATTTTGATGTTTCTTACTTAAGTGGATTTTGTAATTTTTTAGTTTAATTTTTATTATTTTTTAATTAGA